ACGCTTTCTGCCGTTCCACATGTAGCATGTCGTTCACCCTTTTCTCTGACTTTTTATCAATGTAGGAGTCTAAAACTTTTGCAGACTGTGAGTTCGGGTCTGCGATAGCCTCGTCCATATCCATAACAAAGTCTTCTGGAAGGTTGTGCTCATTACGTGGGCTGGTTCCATTGTCTAGGTAGTCCTTAATCATGTTAACTAATCCAGCATCTTGTTCCAACACGCTAATTAAAGAGCTATAGGGTTTAACCTTGTCATAGCTAGCCTTTACCTCTTTGTTTTCCTTGGCCAGTCTTTGCGCCTCTCGTGTTGAATCGCTAAAACGTACCTTGTACGTGTTACGATCATCCTCCCAGTTTACCTGGTCGTCTGACTGCACTTCCCTGGATTCAGAGCCCGTTTCGGGGGTTACTGCATCTGGAGTATTCTGCTCCACTGGGGCATCCTGTATTGCACCGTTAACACTACTGTCTATTCTGTCAAAAAAATCCTCGTTGGAGTCCTGAACCATTTTGTCCATCGCTTGGTCTACGGAGTTACCTTCTGCCTTTTCTGCCATTTTCGTGTTTCCTTATGTTTACAATTATTATAATTTAATAAACTATTCATTCACTGCCAAACCTTCTTTTTTTATATTTTCTGTTGTGTCTCTTAGTCTGTCATTCTGGAGCTGCTGGTTAGCCCTGCTGGTGGCAACATCTCCCTTAAGCTTGGCGCTTGTGTCCAGGAGTGTCTTACGCATGTCGTGCTCAGCCATGCGCTGCTTGTCCTTGATACCAGCCTGAACGAGCTGCCTTGATAGGGTCTCAATGGTTCCCTTGCCTTCCTTGATTTCCTGCTGGGCACCCTCAAGTGCTTTTCTAAGCTGTGCCATAACGCTCTTGCGCTGAGCAATTTTTTCTTTATCTTTTATGTCTGCCTCTGCCAAGACCGCAATATCATCTACGATTCCCAGTTTTAGCATCTCCATCAACTCTTTCAGATAGGCCCACCTGTTGACTGGAAGCGTAGAGCCAGCCACAAGCCTTACATCAAACTTAGAGGTTGGGTAGTCGAAGAACTTGCCAATTGCCTCTCCGTACTTATTATACTCAATGATGTTAATCTCTACATCTTTTACGTTATTCGGCTCGACTATTCTAAATATCTTGTTTACCTTATAGGTTTCCTGAGCGTAGGCCCGCACTACCTCTCCAAGGTGCTGGAGCGATGGTTCTACGGCATTTTTCATCCATGTTTTTACCCTGCGGGTTCCGTACTCGTCGTTAGCCAGGAGTCCCTTAAATGTATCGTGCTGCTGCTTAACATCGCCCTGCATTGATGAGTAAATGCCAGCCAGGTACTCCATATCGGTCTTACCCAGTTCAACAATATTAGCAAACGCAGTTGTTATGGGCGCTGGCTGTATTATTGTGGGCGGCTCAAAGCCCTGTCTAACTGGCAGTAGGGCTCCTGGTGCGGAGGCATGCTGTTCCCAGTAGTCCTCATCAATACTTCCCTCATGGTAAACATACCTGAGCGATGATCCTAGGGATGCATTATGAACCAGTAACTGGTGTGCCTTGTTAAGCTCCTGCTGCTTCCCAACCAGGGGTGCCACCGCGCTCATCGGGTACGGAGTCCCTGTCCATTTATAATGAATTGGAATTATTGGATACTCTGTGCCTGGGAGTATTTGATCGTAAACAAATGTATCCCCGATCACACATGTCAGCTTGACCCTTGATTCATAAAACTTAATAGCATCCACCAGTGTGTTTTTTAGCTCTCCCCTCATAAGGATTTTAAACTCTTTCTCAGAAACAACATTGTTCTCCACGCTACTAACCGCTTCCATTGCCTGTGAGAGCTTTTGCTGGCGTATCTGTACAATCTGCTCCTTAGCCTTCTCTTCTATTTTATTAAGTTCAAGCGTGAACCTTTCCTCGATTATAGAGCCCTGCTTAAGCTGCTCGTTTAAAAGTAGTATCTGCTCCTGTGTTCTTACATCAGTCTCTTTTTCTATGGCCTCCATCTCCATGTCAACCTGCACCCTGATTTCCCCGATTGCCTCTCTGGAGGGTTCCACCCTATAAAAGACATTCATGTAAGGAAGCTTAATTTTCTCATAGAGCTCATAGTAGTCCAGCTTTCTATCCTCTTCTCCGTAAAAGTCTATGGCCTCATCCTCAATGTCCTTGTACTGAAAGGTGCTTCCTTCGGAGGCCTGGCTATAGCTTACCTGTCCATCATTCACCGTTCCTGCGTTTTTAATTTTCCTTTTATACTCTGGAAATAGTTTGGAGAGGTGTGACTGCGGCATCACCTTTTTCACCATAATGTAGGAAGCGTCTCTATATAAAATATCTCTTGACTTGGGGTCTACATATACATCAAACGGCTCAATGGTATCAATAATAACATCGCCCATTCCATGATCAGCATGTGCGCTAACTGAGACCTTAAAGTACCCAGCGCTCTTGGTTATAGCATCGTTGATGATCTGGCTGAACTTGCTCTGTCCATCACTCTCATACCAGATATAGTCGGCTATATCAGCGTGGACTGAGGCCACATCAATGTCAGACCCTTCCGTTCCAATTGCCTGCCATCTCGGCTGATTGGCGGTCACGTAAAAATTAAGCATTTCGACGATGGGGATTATACGGTTGATGGTAAAGGTTGGCATTCCCTGGTTTGCCAGGGTCTCCTCTTCGTCCTTAGATAGTTGATTGTCGAGATAGAAATCATGTCCCTGCTGATTAATCTTCTCCCACCTCTGCCTGCTGTTGCCGTTTAAATTTACATAAAGCTCTCTTACTCTATCTGGTTTCATCTTTCCCCTTAAGCTACAAGCCAGCTCCGTGGCTTAGTTATAGGTTTTTCTCTCATATCGCCCGTTGTCTGTCCCTGTGGCGGGTGGGCATACTTGACCGCGTAAGCAAGGGCATCTATGGTGTCATCATGCGCCATCCTCTTGCCAAATGTGATTATTTCATGCTGTAGGTCATAGTGCGAGTCCCGTATCCTCACAGCACCAAGGGACATTCTTTGCGCTAATACTTCCTGTATTCTATCCAGCTTGCTTTGTCTGGTTCCTGGCTTTTCTTCCTTAAACCGCAGGCTGAAATCATTCTTTCTTCTCATCTCGCTCCTGAGTGCCTGAAATATGGGCTTAGACATTGATGTATCCTCAACGGTAAAAAGTGTGGGCATATATTTTTTATTCAGGTCAAACATATGATCCACAATGCCCTTCTTATCTTCGCCTGGTATCCCAAGTACGGGCAGGCTCCGCTTTCTTATATAGTCTAAAACATAAATATTTGCGTTAGGATCACAGGCAACCACCATAATAACGCTGAAGTCGCTATCCCTTCTGTCGGAGTCAGTGGCTGGATCTACACCTGCGAACACATTGACGGGGATTTTTTCACCGTCTTGATAGATGTAATGGTGCTTTGCCTCATCATCGAACCTGAAAAAACCGTCCCAGTACTTTATATGTCTCATGTTAAAGATCGAGTCCTCTTCGGATTGAACCTCCATCATGTATTCCTGATAGAACTTATGTGGCTGGCCTGAGTCTACATAGAACCTCTTCTTTTCGTCAAGCTTCCAGAGCGGAAACCATGAGTCCCACAGGGCCACCTCATTTTCTATCGCCTTATAAACCATAACTTTCCAGGAAAACTCGTTATTCTCTTTTGTGGCCTTTTCATAGTTAGACATGAGATTATTAATAAATGAGTCATAATGAACAGGCGTACCGTTAATGCGCAGGCGACCACTGTGAGGCTCCAGAGCAGGAGCAACAACAGCTGTGACCATGTTAGCATTTTTTGAGCGGGCATCAGCAGTAAGCGTATTATTTTCGTCTTCAAAATCATCCAGCACCACGAGGTCGTAGCGCTTATGGAGCTTCGCACCACCCCGAATTCCCGATATGTTTGACTTTGAGATCAGCTTGCAGCCATTCTTTAGCTCTATATCGGTCTCTGTCCATTTTCTCCCCTTTACGTCTCCGAAGTAGTACCTAATCTGGTCGTTATACTCCAGGTGTGTCTTAACATAATCCATATTCCCTACCGCGAGCTTTTGTGTGGCCGAGACCCAGCCGTAAAACAGTGGCTCTTCTGCGAATAGGAACGATCTTAGAATGTCGGCCTTGGTTAGGACAGTTTTGCCATGACCACGCGGCATAATTATTGCCAGGTTACGGTGCCTGAATCCGTCCTCATCTTTCTCATCCATAGCGTCCACCACCTCGTAGTGGAACCAGGGCGTTTCTGATCGGGTAAAATCATCAGGCAAAAAGAGCTTGCCAAACGCCACAATATCATTCTTGGCTGCTAAAAGCAGCTCCTCACTCGTTGAGTTCTGGTCTTTCAATTTCTTTCAGCTTTTCTCTACTCCAGGCAACGCCTATGGTCTCTGTCCTGTTCTGAGCCTGAACCACGCCAAACGCATCCCACAGCATTTTCAGGCCGCTTATCCTATCGCTTCCGTTCTTAGAGTTTTCCACCTCTTCCTTGGCCTTTGAGATTAAATATTCCATGTCGATCTTTAGCCGTTTAAAAACATCTTTCGTGTCTTCAGTCATAATCTTCTGTACCCTCTCTGTCTTAATTAAAATAGCGGCACGCTCGGCGGCATATTGTCTATTGATGGCTCTGAACACACTCAAGTAGGCTTCCAGTGGGCTTTCACCAAGGGCCACTCTTTTTGCAAACATTATTTCCCGCCCAGTGGGCTTTTCTCGCGTTAGGAGTAGTTCGATATCATCCTTCCCATTCAGCGTATAACGACTACTTCTCTCTGCCGTATCCATCTTGCCCCCTACCGAGTAGGTGCCAATGCATGTGACAGCTACCGATGTCGTGCCAATTTTTTTAACCTCTAAGATTTGAATATAGGCTCCGTCGTCGGTCTTAACCCAATCTCCAGCGCTCGCTGTTTTCCAGTCATCCCATAAAACCAAGTCCCCAGGCAGCTCAGCCTCTATGTCATACACAAAATGCTCTACGCCCTTAACCTTATAGGTTCTCAATAGCCTCCTTTGGGTCTATTCTGAGCTGTGACGCTCTCTTTTGTGGGATCTTTAATCCGCCGATTATTGTATACAGTCTTAGACTTTCTTTTTTGTCCTCATAAATTCCTCTATGAACTGTAGCGCCTGGGCATAGCGAGGCCAATGTATCGAACCCATAGTTAATACTATCCATAAGGCCAGGAGTATTTTGCATAATATCATATCCGCCAACGGCCACACAGGCGGCAACCTTTGCATTGTGCATATCAACATCAGCAAGTAAGGTTTTCTCTATATTAGCTTTTATTGCACTTGATACTGATACCTCGTCTTCAAAGTCGACTAGTTTTGCTATTCCCTGAACCATAGTGCCGCCGCATCTAAGCGTGGTGGCATAGTCTGCGGGATCAAAAGAAACGTAGGGAGAGGCACTGGTTGATAGCTTATTAAACACATGAAAGAGTCCAGCCACCGTGTCATTAATTGTTGGCCAGAACTGAGCAACGGTCAGCCCCTTATACATGCGCTCTATTTTGGCATTATCCAGAATAAGTAGTGGAGATATCTTGGTCTCTTCTGCATAGGAGCCTATTGCTTTCAAAACATTATACGCGTTTTCCGATACTTTAGGAGATCCAGCCTCACCGCGCGTTGGCAGGGACATAATAACACCAACTCTTTTTGAGGGGTTATCGTGCCCAATATAGGCCATATATTTCTTTGCTATATCAATCAGGGGCAGTGAAGAGCCACCACCTGAGCCTCCACCTGCACCAACGCAAATTAAGACCTGATCTACGTTTGATCCAAGCACTGATCTCATTCTATCAAATATTGTTTGTTTATACTTTACACAGGCCTCATAGCCAGCCTTCATATCCTTACCAGCCCCATGCTCACCAATGTCCATTAGAACCTTTGTTGGCTTTGGCAGGGCCAAGTGAGCCAGGTCTTGTGGGGAGGTATTTATGGCGATACATTTCTTATAGCCATAATCATAGAAAGCTTTGGCGATCCTGCCGCCTCCCTGTCCTGATCCTATAAGCGCAAAGGTTAGTGATCCCCCAGATCTGTCTTCAACCGCCAGGTCTTCATCAGCAGGGATTTCATAGTTTTCAAGAGATAGGTCGGGAATGTCTACCCTCATTAGTACCCCAGGTTCTTTGTTATATTATACATAGTCCCATAAACATAGCTATCAGCCCTTTTACCAGTTAGACCCTTTTTCTTGGCCTGCTTTTTTAAATTTTTTTTAATTTTTTCCATTATAATCCGAATCTTGATCTTTGGGAGTTGTAAACATCTTTGATTTGCTTGTGGGTCAAAGCCGAGTTATAGACTTGGATT